CTGCCCGAAAAGTTCGTGCGATCCGTCATGTAGGCATACTGCTGACGGAGACTGCCCCTCCGGATTCCCGACCTGTGTTTTAGACCAGGTAACGTTGTTGTGAGAACTCCGACCATGAGGTCGCTTCCCTCATCCTCCATCAAGTTAATTTCCGCTGTCAGCTTCTTAGTCAACTGCCATGCTCTCTTACTTGCTCTACGCTGTTCACACTTTGGGCACATTAGGTGCCGTGAGCACAGACTTGTATCGTACCTATCTTTACTGCTGCCAAGACAGCCCTCGTGGGCGTATGCGATCGGGTCCGCTATTTTCCATTTCATTCCAAAATCCCTCCGTCAAAACATGTGTTATTTTTCCGCAGGTTCTGTATATTAACAAGGGTTTCTATCCGCACGCTTTGGCCACCGGTAATCAAGATTCAATCCGGGGCTGGAGGCGAGGTGCCTCCCCGTTGTAGTCAATGAAGCAATTGCCACACAACTGAAGGCTACGCAGAGCCTTTGGTGCAGTTGTACATCTACCGCATAGACGGCAGTTGATCAGAATCATTCTTCTTCCTCCAGTTTATTCGAGAACGACCAACCTGAATTCGAATTGAAGTCAACATTCGAGTTATCCTTGGTAAAGGCTACCCAAGTCCATTTACCATTCCGCTTAACTCTCCAGTAGAGTTTAGCCATCATTCTTCCTCTCCCTTTGTGTGATCAGCATCACACTTCATACAAGTGAGATATTCATCAATGTGACCAGTCTCATTTGAATATTCGATAATTCGGATTTCCTCTGGAGGAAATACATTCTCGCAGGTATAGCATCTTAGGTTGCCCATGTATACAGCGAAGGGCTATGTATACATAAGGTTGTTTGTCCAGGACAAATTATTCAACCCATTCGTAGCCACAACGGTAGCAACGGCAATGGTGCATTATCTCGTTACCCGTAAAGTCCGGATGTAACAATCCAATATCAGCTGATCTAAGATTATATCCGCAGGACTCACAGTGGATAGGCTCGTCTTTAATTGCCATGATTAGCACATGCCTTGGCCATACGTGAGTGCCTGGTCCAGGACACCCATCGAATGCAACACGAAAACACCGAGGAGGTAAGATACGTTGTTTTCTTTGATGTGCCGAAGGATGCTTAGCACCTTGGCAGCCTGCATGGCTTGAGAAGATTCTTCGCCTTGCATCGTGATCACTCCAACATAGATGGAGCCTTCACTCCTTTGTAATCACCAGCTTTGACTTCCATGGAAATACTTCCATTAGAGCCAAGTACGCCGGTTCCGTCAAGGATAACCATACCACATGGGGCTTGGAAGAACCCAGTGGATAGCCTTTGACGTCCGGGGCCAAGGTGGAGAGTTCCAACCTTAACCCAAATTGCTTGCCCAATATCTTGGTCATCATATGGCGGTCTGTTGCCATCTTCCTGCAGAGCATGTGCAGCACCTGGTTCCAAGTTTGGAAGCAGGCCGTTGTAAGCACCGGTGGCTGGATATGTAGGGTCCCATGACGTATTGCCGCTTGCGTCATACTCTTCGATAATAGAATATCGTGACGACGTAGGTGTTCCCCAAGTAAATGTGCGGATCGTACCCGTCTGGTCGACTACTTGAGAGAAGTCGAACTCGCCCGCTGTATAAGGTGTCGCAGCGAGCGTACCTTTGAGGAAGGTTGTTGCTTCATAAGTTCCAGTGCCACTTATGCCGTTGTGCACTCTGAAATCGTTCCAACGTGCAGTTCTGCCATTAAGCATTTCCAGTTCTTCAGAATTGCTTTCGTCAAAAGCATCTTTTGCCATTTGCAATGCCTTGTGAACCATCCATGTGTTTGCAAGTGCATACACGTCTATGGATGTATTATCGTCAAGATCCGCATCGATGCTGATACTGACTTCGTAGACTCTTGATTGGCGATACAACCGGTGGTTAATCTGACTCAAATTTCTAGGAACATCACAAAATGTTCGGTTGCCAGCTGGAAGCGGCTGGGTCAACATGCATTCTCGCAAAACAGGGTAGTGCTTCATTCCTTTCTTAGAGGCCATGTATCAGGCCTCTTCCACCACAGTCTAAAAAGTTTATTCTAGCGGTTCGCTTCGCATCCACAGCCCAAAAGGTCGACTGAGCCGTGGATATTTTCCACTAAAGCCGTTGAAGAATTTGCTTAGTTCAAGCCTCTTCTGCCTTGGTGCTTTAATTGGCTTCGTCATGTACGCTACTTTAGCAGCGTACTTGATCGTCTGGGCAAACTCGTGCGGTTCTGCCCAATCCAGCGAATATCTTCGTCCGAGTCCATAGTGCTCGAACTGGTTGTTAGTACCTCCAACTACCTCGGTTCTGTCAAGCAGCTCCGATGACTCCCAAATCCTATCTTTTGTCTCTGATATATCATTAGACCAAGATTCTTTGTCCGCCAGTAAGATTGAGTGATTGTGAACATTCCACCAATTTCCTTTGTCGTTCCAAGTGAACTCTAGGTTGTGACAGCCAGCGTGCACACCCATATCTCGTAATGCGGTATTGAGACCACGCATACTATGAGAACCAGTTCTGCCCGAAAAGTTCGTGCGATCCGT